TGAGGCGTGAGCGCTCTGCTCGTAGCGTCCATGTCGCCTACAGACATCGCCGGCATGGAGTGGATGGCGGCATTGAGCTGTGCCTGCTTCTCCACCTCGGCATGCATCCGGATGCCCTCGTCCTGGCCATAGACGCTAATGAAGTCAGCGACATCGGGGAGCTCGGCTACGTCGCCCGTGTTGATCGCACGGGATAAGACGTTGTCCACGGAGCGTTTTAACTCGACCTTGGCCTGCTGAGCCTGCTGGCCGCGTCTTTGCCTGGAGGCGCGGAAGAGTTTAATTTTGTCTGGGAGCGGCAGTGCGTCGATCACGGGATCGCCCGTCTTGACATTCGGATTAAAGGCCACGTCCTTAGACGTCAGGCGCGGAGCTTCCGCCTTCTGAGACAGAAGTTTCCCGTTATCGTCTCGGCGTTCTCCATGAGGGCCGATAAAAATGTTTTGCCCGTTCTCTACTACCCAGTGGCCTCCGACATAATTCTTTCCGTCGTGGTACTTGCTCTCGACACTAAAAGTCGGATGATTTGGCTTTTTAAACGTATCGGGGAAGTGGCCGTTTTCTGCTTGAGCCGCGCCCGCCTTCCATGCGCCTCTAAGGTCATAGTCGTAAACATCACGCTCATGGCCGATCTTCTTTGCCCATGCTTGGTACTGCTTTTCTTCGTCCTCAGTGAGTTGAGTATTAAATTTGTCGGAGTAATCGTTCTTATCGATTCCCAGCGCCTTATGGACCCCGGCGGTGATCGTCTCTTGGGAGTACGCGACCGCGCCAATCTCCTGGCGCATCATCGCGCTGATGAGCTTGGTCATCACCTGCGGGTTCTTGACGTCAAGGGCCTCTCCGGGATTGACGCCCATGGCCTTGCAGACATTACTGATGTAGGCGCGTGTCACGCCGTCGCTGGCGGCGCAGAATCTGTCCACAATGCCGTCCACGGTGTTGATACCGTACTTGGAGGCATAGGTCTTGAGAATCTTGGCCGCGGCGCAAATACCGTCCTGCGGGGTCTCGAAAATAGCATGACCGCGGGCGTCTTGACCGACCATACCGCTCCAGTTATTGCCGAAGACTTTAATGTTGAGCGGGTTGCAGAACTTGTAGCCGATCGTATTCAGCACCTTGTCCGGAACACTGGGCGGCGTACCTAAACCCGCCTGGGCGCCGGAGACTCGGACGTCAACTTTTCCGGCGGCGCGTGCAGCCGACCCTTGGGTCAGGCCAATCGCTTCCGGACCACCCATTGCGTCCACTGTTTCCTGGAGCTGAGGCCATACGCGCTCACGCAACAAAGCATAGGTCTTGCGAGATACGTCCGGACTCATCTTCGTGGAGCCGACCTGCTGGAAGTGCTTAAGCGCCCCATACGGGTCTTCGACCGCCATCTGCTGATAGGCCGAGGCATAGGCCAATGCGGCGTAGTTGTCCTTTTGTCTTGCGATCCATTCAGGACTCTTGCCGCCGATCTTGCCCTGGTAGTCAACCTCATCCATGAGGCTTGCCATCGTGCGTTCGGAGTCCGGACCGAATCCGGAGAAGGCGAAGTCATCGATCAGGGATTTGGCCCGCGTGTCCGAGACTTCCGCCTTATAGGCGGCATTTTCTTTCAGGCGGTAGCGCTGCATGGATTGATCGTAGGAGTTGATCTTCTCCAGTGCGACAGAAGTGAAAGCCTGTTTTGCGAGCGGGTTTTGCAGTTTATCCAGGCGTGTCTGATACGCCTTGTTCATGGCCTCGCGGGTCGGGTCGTAACCTTCCACTGCGGTCTTGCCCTTCATGGCGTAATAACCACTTTCCGGATTCCATTGCAGTTCTCTTAATTCCTGATCCAGGCCGTTGAGCGCCTCGTCGGCTTCGGCCTTGACCTGCTGGGCCTCGGCCTTCTCGGCAAACTTGACGCTTAAGCCGATACCTGCCTTCAAGGGCTGAGTGGCCCGCTCCATAGCGCGCGCGTAGTCGAAGGTCGGCTGGACATTTTCTCCCGGACGCGCAAAAGACTGTTCGCTCTGAGGGTTCGGAGTGTTGTTCTGATAAATGGGTACTTGCATATTTATCTGCCTAGGATCGAGGCCTTGTTGTTGATCGAAAGAGGATTGAAGTTGTAAAGCGGCGTGAAAATCGGCTGAGCCGCAGATACTGCGTCAACTCGAATTCCAGGGTCGGCCGAAGAGATTCCGTCAATACGCAAGCCCGGGTCCGCGGAGGAAATCGCGTCGATCTTCAATCCGGGATCGGCTCCGCTGATGGCGTCAACCTTGAGCGGCGTGTCTTGTGTCGGCTCTTTTGTTTTGCCCTCGGCAAGTTTTCCAAAGGCGTAGGTCATGCCCACCTGAGACAAGCCGTTGAGCGCCGTGGACATGAAGTTCAGGCCCACACTTTGTTTCTTGGCATTAAACATCAGGGCCTGGTTTTTGAAGTCGGTGGCCCGCTGGCGATAGCCCCAGGCCGCGGCATGAGCATCGGTCTCAATGCGATTCTTGTTAATCGTCTTAATGATGTCGGTGGACGCTGTAATCTGCGCCGCGCTCCCGGTACCGATCGCAACACCGTTAGCGGCGAGCGCAGCCTTCTGCCTGGCCTTGACTTGGCCTGCCTGCATCGTTTCGTGCTGGACCTTAGTCTCTGCTGCAAACAAGGTGTACTGCGCCTGCAATTCCATCGTCTTAGCATTTTCCTTGGCGATGTTTGCCTGCGCCTTAGCGATAGCGTTGTTGTAGCGAGTTGTGAAGATCGAACCGACAGCGGAAATACCGGCAGAGATTCCCGTGCCGATCATTGAAGCGGTGTTGAAACCAATAGCCATAAATCCTCCAATAGTGCGCTCAGTCTGACGCCGCCTCAGGCTTTAATGCGCACTATTGTCGGTTAGCTGATTTCTACCGTTGTCGTGATCGAAGTTATCCGGAGCGGGAGCGGCAGAGACTGCCGGATATAGACTTGGCCCTCATCGCTCCACCGAGGCTTAATCTGCAGGTCGTAAATACCGGAGCGCAAGTTTGGTGGGTACCCGGGGAGCTCGGTCGCTCGCGGCTGCATGTGGTACAGCTTTTCAAAAGAGGACCCTGCGGACACTCCGGACGATTCGTTAAGTCGTAAAGTGACCTCGGTAATATTTTTACGGTGAGAAGTACCGTAAGACATATCGTTAAGCTGGAGGTGGATCGGGAGCGTAACCATGTCAGAGTCGTATTGCAGGCCGACGTAAACCGTCGAGGCTGCATCCTCCAACACAACTTTCCCACTGACCACCTTCTGATCCGGTACGACATAACCGTCTGCCAGGATGGAAACAGTCTCGCCTTCCAGCCAGGAGAGTCCGGTGATCGTCTTTGTCGGGTTGCCCTGGTAGAAACCCGCGCAGTCAACGTAACAGGATTCCGCTCTTGAGGGCGACTGCACCTCGTGCATACGCTCGATAAATCGGACCGTCTGCCCGTTGATCCTGCGGCTGGTGACGACATACGGGATGTCCTCGTAGCCCTCGGAGACAACAGTCACGGACTCGAAACTGCCGCGAGTCTCGATTGTTGAGAAGGCTCCGATCTGCTGCTCAGGGATGTAGGTGAAGGCCAACAATACGCCGTCGCTGGAGACTGACCAAATAATCGGATTCGGCGCCTTGGAATAGTCAAGGTCGATCACGGTTTTATGATCGAATAAGTGCGGCGCTCTCAGACACAAGTCCCCGGAAATAAATCCGCCGCGCTCGTACGAGTATCCCATCTCACGAAGGTGACCGCCGCGGGCCGCGGCGT